CATCGTCGTCACGGTAAGGCAGGCGAACATTCTTGTAGCGTTCAGGGTCGTAGGGCTTGATCTCTTTCGGTTTTTTGGGTTCTTTCGGTTTGTTGGATTCTGGGCCTCTCCAGCCGCGCTCCCAAGCCCCTGCACCTTTTCTCCTCGCTAGGTCGACATTTTCACCTCTTTTTCTTGCCTTACTAACAAAGTGATCGATAACCTGCTGCTTGGTAGTGTATGCTTCATCAAGTTTTGCGTCCTCTATAAAGAATCCGCTCTTGAACCGTTGCCATTCTCTCTTTAATGCGTCGGCCGCTTGCTGCTTCTCATACGCTGCTTTTACCATCTTCGCTTTAAGCGGATCGACAGGTTCACGATTTGGATAGTTCCTTGTCGAAATCCCCGACGACATTTTTAGTTCTTCCGGTCTGATGTTGTATTGCTTCATCAACTTTTCAATGATACCATTGATCATCTCAATCTCATTTTCAGTCCTACCGGCTGTGTTCTTAATCTTGTTGATCCTGATGATCGCATCTTCACGAGAGGCTGCTTCGTCAATGCTCAATTCTTCACCGTGCAGAGTGTCACGTAGGTCATAGAGTGCGTCGATGGCTCCCTGACTTCTAACTGCTTTGTACGCTAGATTTTCAGGGGAGAACTCTCCGCCCTTTGAAAGACCTGCTTTACGATAACGCCTAATCATATCAATCAGTTTTTTAACGCGGTCAAGATCAGCGGTCTTTATAGCTAGATCAATGAGGTTAGATAGGCTTTCATATTTGGCTTTGGTAGCAGCCTGATCGAAGTTAGCACGTTGTTTTTTAGGAATCCTTATCCATTTATCATTCACGACACTGTATTCACCCAATGAGTTGACGGGTTCATTAGTGTCTTGTACGTAGACTTCTACAGGAACGCCGCGGATAGAGACATTGTGCTGATCATTATATAGGGTTTTCTTTGCAGTGAACAATTCACGATACACTTCATTGTTCTGTAGCTTATCCATATCGATTAGGATATGCAAGTCTAAGTCACTGTGCGGGGTATATGAATATGCTGCATTGGACCCAGAGACTGTAATGTCTTTAACGTGAAGGTCACTGATTCCCAGAGTAGTGATGAAGTCTTCTGCTATCAGCATCAACTGCGTTCTAACCTTAGGATCAAGGCGTGTACCGTTCCAAAGGTTAGGATTAAGTTCGTCGTGAAACACAACAGCGTCTGATAGCTTAAAGTCTTTTAGTTCAGAAATGTCCATGTTGTATTTATCGAATTGCTATATGCATTTGATTCTTCAACCGACAGAACCGGAAGTAAACTCCTAGTAGTTAGCGAATGATAACCCATTTGGTATCAAACGATTTACCTTTTCTCTTGCGTTTCAGAATCTTAGCATATTGTAATTGTTTGAGTTCTATTTCACGCTCTCGGTCATGGTTTACACAGGCCCTGTATAACTCGATTATTAATTTTGATTCTTTCATGACACTATACTCCTATGACGCACATGTATTTAGTTCACCGAGATGTGCGGTTATTTTCCGTCAAGCACGTATTTTTTCTGGCCGCCGGACTTACCTAAGAACTGCCAGGGTAGGGTGATCACATATGCTTTCACAGTAGGAATATTTTCCTGTTTCAATCTCATCACTCTATGCTGTCCATCAAGAACTGCATATCCACCTTGCGGGCGAGCCATGACGATGATCGGATTATTCAACTGTTCGTCTGAAACTCGTCTGCCCCAATCGTGGAAAATATAGCATTTTTCCACAGGGACTTCTGTTAGTTCTGGCTTCTTGAAGTACGGAGTGACATCAAAATGATTTCTGATTTGAAACTGGGTGTTTTCCATAGCATTCATCCAGTCATCAAACACCATACGAGCATCCCGCATATCGTCTTGCAAGTTCTCGACAATGTTGATCAAGTCTCGCATTCAGTCACTTCAATAATATTGTTATTGAAATTTATCATTTGTTTCTGGCTGCAAATCGGCACTTCGCATACCCCAAGTGCCCATTGTGTTACCGTTTACATCCTTGATGAAACCACCTCTGTTCTTGTCTAGTGAGTTTCTTTTAAGTCCGGCAACAACAAGCTCTGCGCTTCTAAGAGCAGCCATGATTCCTTCCCTATCATCCACTTCAACCTTTATCTCAAAGATTAGTTTGCCGTCAGATTTCGGGGCCCTAACTGCAGGGGCTACTGCTGCTTCAAACAAATTAAGTAATTTTTGCATTTCTTCACGATGTGACGACATAGTATACTCCATAAAAATCGTATTTTAACTATTTAGTCTCGTGAATTAAAAGTGAGCCCGTTCTGTTTCTAGGTGGAACTCATACCCAATGAATTATGCCGCTAGGGCTAATTCAAATGCAGTGTTATCGTTCGCTGCGTTTACGTTTTTTGGCACTTTGCCAGTCAATCAGTCTCGGCTTTCCTATTATACGTCAATCGATACTGGTCGCCCCCATCATAAAGAAACTCTTTTAAACAAGAGCCACAACAATAATCTTCTTCGAGGACCCTTTTGACTAGGTCCTCACGATTACTAAAGTGAGACTCTCTTATGTCACGACATATACAAATAATCATGAAATTTCTTTATGGTGGAGGCGGGGAGAATCGCACTCCCGTCTTGCCCGTTTTTCAGTCTACGTCAACAACTAATTCTTTAATTCTTTAATACTGATACCAACAGCGTGGTGGAACCACTTTATCACTCTAATCCTTGTAAGGCTATGACGAGTTCCGCCTTCTTCTTAACGGCTGCGTCAAATTGTTGTTGAACCGAATACGTCGATTCAAAGGTCTGATAGCAGATGCCACGCGGGCCGAGCCGCTCAAGACTCGCTGCGGCTCGTTCGATGCATACGTCAAGGCGTGAGATTTCAGATCGGATGTATGAAGCTCCCGGCATTATTTGAATACCATCACTAGTACTGATACCAGCAGTTACGACCAGCCACATAAGGATTGCCGTAATAATCATATTGAACTACGTCCTGGCACACTTGTCGTGGCTGAGGTCGAGTTACTACTCGGGGAGGATTGTAGTAACGATCTTCGTAAACATACTGTTGTGGAGTTACCACTACCGTCCGAGAAGGATAACGTTCTTCGTTGCTACGACTGCCGATAATTCCCCCGATCACCATTCCAAGAACACCAATAGCGACCACTTCACTTGTGCTTACGCCGCCACGATCATGTCGTTCATGTTGCCTACGGTCGCCACGATGGTCTGCAAAAGCAGGGGTAGCAACCAATGACAATGCAGCTACTGCTGCGACAAACTTCTTCATATATATTCTCCTTAGAGTGTTACTAATATACTTATCTTTTTTTACAAAGTCAAGTGTTTTATGCACCCAAAACTAACTTTTCTGAACCGCATTTCCACATAAATATTGTGATGACTAATATCAAGCTATCCAGCGACCATATCATACTATGGTTCAACATGATCAGAGACTTACCCGAGTCTGAACGTTCAAGAGGGCTAGATGCGTTCTGGGATGGCCAAGTGCATAGTAAGATATGGCTGTCTGAGATACTCAACAAACATTATGATAAAAGGATTCCTAGCAACATCTATATCTTTGGTGGATGGTTAGGTGTGTTGGCTAATATTCTATTTCAGAATAGCAAGTTCTATGTTGATACGATTTACAACATTGACCTTGATCCGTGGTGCAAGCCAAACAGCGAAAAGCTAAATCAAACTTATGTCAACATGCAACGATACTATGCAGACACTGCCGATATGAAAGAATATCAGTACGCGGATACTGCGGACATCGTTATAAACACAAGCACCGAACATGTGACACAAGAAACATATGATCAATGGTATGATAACATACCTCATGGTTCATTGGTAGTAGTTCAGGGTAATGATTTTTTCTCTTGCGACGAGCATGTAAGATGTAGCATCAATCTAGATGACTTCATAAAGATGAATCGGGTTACTGATCCTATCTTTGCAGGTCAACTGGAGACTACTATGTATAATAGATTCATGTGCGTATTCCGCAAGTCTTAATACTTACTTTCGTATCTAGCTTTTAACCAATCCCAATAATAGCTCTGTCGTAATACAGCTAGTTCACCGCCGGCTTCGTCATAGAATTCAATTCCGTCTAATGCTCCCTTGATAGACCACTCGCCGTAGCTACCTTTGCCGACACTAGTCCATACGTCAAGCCGTGTGATGGCTGCCGCATCGCCTGTCTCTGAATAGCATTTTAGTTTCACTGCTTCTCTGAAGGCAGTTCTCCATGTGCTATATTCGTCTGTGTCACCCAACACCGTACCCGAAATAAGGTCAACAGACATATGCAGGCTGTCTAGTGTGAAGTCTAAGCCAACTCCCTCGTTTCCAAGGACCAGATTCTTGTTGTAAAGCACCATTGATTGGTGTCCGTAACACAAGTCATTGACAGGGTTCAATGCATTGAAGATATAGTGTTTGGGCTGCTGCATTCTGTCTGCTTGATAACTCCAATCAAACTTCTTATTGACAAATAACTTTGCAGGGATGCAAAAGAACCAAGGTGTCTTACTGCTTTCAGCAGCAGCGTGTAGTGCTTCTGTTCTGCCGTTGATACCGTCAACTCGGTGTATCTTATTACGCAGTCCGTCAGTAAATTTCAACAAGTGTTCATAGTTTTGCTCAGCTACAGTTTCTCCGTTGCTAACAAACACTATGTCAAGCGGTTCGCTTTTTGTAAGTTTGGACATTCTCTTGACGTACGGATAATCATATAGTTCTTTCTTAACAATATCTTTGGCTTCTGCTGGCACGATGATTCGTGTTGCACCAGTGCTTGTTATGATAATGTTCTTCGTCTCAGGGGACCATAGATTCATAGGTTCGTCAGGCGGAGCGTCCATAAACATATTGTCATCTGCAATGATCGTAGCATACGGGAACCCTGTTATTTTATCTAGAGAATTCATATGCATGTCATCACTAGAAAAAATAAGAGGAGCCGGTAAACGAGAGGACCGTGTTGCACCATTGAAGTTGATCTTGTGGTATTCTTCCAGCTTCTCTAGTTCATCAATAATTTCTTTCGTCTTGTTCACATCAATGAAGAAAGTATCTCCAAACTTCTGGGTGTCGCTCGGGAACACATGGAGATTATTCCTAGAGAACGGATCGCAGACATACGTGAAGTCAAACTGCGAGTAGTTACAAATACTTGAGCAAATCCAAAGATAGTGTTCTTTCTTTGCCGGCAACTGCTTGATAAAGTTCTTGAGTGTGTTCAAGTAGCTTTCATCATATGGTATCGTAGCTAATAACTTTCTTGCAGTTTGCCGTTCCACTTGAACACTAACCTGTCGCAGTTCACTGTTTCCGTGATCAACCATAACAACATCATGAACGCAGGCAGTGGCTTTTGCTTTGGTAGTCTTGACAAAGTTCAGATTAGAAAGATGCTCGATGATGTTGATGTATTTCGTATCTTCTTTGAATGTCTCACAGTTAACCATGAAGGTAGTTCCCCAGTGAGACCACTGAGTCCCGAACACCTGCACCATTTTCATTTGCCAAGGGTTAGGGTAATATTCGAAGTCAAAGTCATCATAGTCTAGTTCACTGTTGAGAATCCAAATCATTTCAGTAGTTGCACGATTGGTGCAACGATTGATAGTATCTACCCATGAATTAAGATAGCGAGTCTTTTGAATCCTCATGCCAAACTTCGTTTTCAGTGTTTCAAATCTAGTAGCAGATTCAGTATTGCCCCTGTCAACAAAGAAGAGGTCTGGCTTGACAAAGATTTTAGCTAGATACTTGTCATCCAATTCTACCCCGGATTGAATGAAGTCTAAGTCAGTGTATCCTTGCAAATAGAACTTAGCATTGACAAAGTAAGTATGTGTACGTTCGCTTTCAGGAGAACCAAATACTGTCACGTTGAACAGGCTATCCTTATCGGGTCTCCAACTAAAATCAAAGTCATCGTAGTTGATGTTCTTATTAAGCGCCCAAAACTGTTCGGTAGGATGTTTCTTGACTAACTCGTCTAGCGTAGTTTCTATCGTATATCTAGGATATTCAATTTTACCTGTAGATAGAATTGAGTTTTCCATTCTAACTACAAATCCATCGTTGCCCGGCGTGACGTATTTAGGACCATCATCAACCCAGATGTCATCTAATCGAGTTGCAAACTGATAGATATACGGAGGAGATTTGGGATGCGGTTCCCATGAAAAGTCGAACCCAGAGGTATCTACGTTTTCAGGAAGATACCAGTTATCCATGCACGGTTTACGGACTGCTCGTTCTTCCATGTATACGTATTCAGTAGCGCCCGGGACAACATATTGTATTGAAATCTTATCCTCCGGCTTGTTCCATTGGTTCCCCCACGCATAGATATACGGAGGAGCATCCGGATCAGGTACCCACGAGAGGTCAGCTAAGTATGAATCTTCTAGGTATTCATAACTGCTAGCATCACTAACTAACTTTGCCTTCTGGAAGTCTACATACTTAATCACCGAGCCTTCCGGCATGTTGTACATAACAGTAGGCATCTTGACTGCATCGTACAACTCGTTACCGAATACGTAAGTGAAGGGAGGTTCTTTGGGGTCAGGTCTCCAAGTGAAGTCGAAGCTTGATTGATCGATTGGCTGGTGAACCTCCCACCTATCCCATTCAGGAAGAACAGGAGCGTCATTGCCCATGTACTTTCTATCTGTCGCGTCATCGCAATGATATTCCAAAGTAGGGCGGCTCGCCGCATCAACCCATTTGTTCCCCCATGTATATACATATGCTGGTTCTCTTGGGTCAGGACGCCATGACATATCAAACTTGGTCTTATCAACTTCTTGATGTTCTACCCACCTATCCCATTCAGGAAGAACAGGAGCGTCATTGCCCATGTACTTTCTATCTGTCGCGCCATCGCAATGATATTCTAGGGTAGGACGGGTCTCCGCATCAACCCACTTGTTGCCCCAGGTGTATATATATGCCGGTTCTCTTGGGTCAGGACGCCATGACATATCAAACTTGGTCTTATCAACTTCTTGATGTTCTACCCACCTATCCCATTCAGGAAGAACAGGAACGTCGTCGCTCATATACTTTTTATCAGTGGCCCCGGGAGTTTGGTATACAAGCGTTGGTTTAAGTCTAGCATCAACCCATTTGTTGCCCCATATATAAATGTAAGCCGGTTCATTTGGAGCAGGTCGCCAAGAGAAATCAAAGTTGTTTTTATCAACTTCTTGATGTTCTACCCACCTATCTTTTTCGGGAAGGACAGGAACATCGTTGCCCATGTACTTTCTGTCCGTTGCGTCATCGCAATGATATTCTAGGGTAGGGAAAACTGCTGCGTCAACCCATTTGTTGCCCCATGTATAAATGTATGCCGGTTCTCTTGGGTCAGGTCTCCAAGAGAAGTCAAAATTGTTCTTATCTACGTTTTGTACTTCTACCCACCTATCCCATTCAGGAAGAACAGGAAGTAACTCTGACATGAACTTTTTATCAGTAGCCCCGGGTGCGTGGTAAGAAAGTGTTGGTTTAACTGTAGCATCAATCCACTTGTTCCCCCAAACATAGATGAAGGGAGGTTCTCTTGGGTCAGGACGCCATGACATGTCAAACTTGTTCTTATCAACTTCTTGATGTTCTGTCCAGCCAACAGCAGGCAACAACTCAACTATAGAAGACATGTACTTCTCAGTAGTTGCACCGGGCACTCTATACTCTAGTACGTGCTTAAGCTGTGCAGGAAAGTACTTACACCCCCACTTGTATATGTAGGGCGGGTCAGTAGGGTCGGGATGCCATGAGAAATCGAACTTGGAGTGATCGATCAGGTCAAGTTCAACCCAGTCATCGTCATTGATATTTCTGCGTATGACAGGATTGACATCACCGCGATAGATGATTATATCACTGTGTTCTTTAGGGCACAACCATGTCCCGCTATCTTTCTGATGTTGACTAGGCCAGACGTTGTTGTGTTCTTCTGCCCATACATCTTCGTCGGGTAAGAATTCGAAATCAAAGTCCCAATCAAACCCTCGATAGTCGCAGAATTCATTGATGATCCAAAAGCTGTCAGTCGTACACTGTTGCCTAGCATCTTCTAATGATTCTGCGAATTTTTCGCGAGGGTGTGTATTGGGTTTCTGATTAAAATAAAATACGTCCCTTAACATCTACTACTTAGTTCTACGTTTCTGGGTATTCATATGTCTCGTCTGTGGGCTTGTTCTTGAAGATATGCTGTAGGATCATAGCACGGTCAATCAAACGTTGATCACCGCCAGCTTGTTCAGCAGCCTCAACATACATGCCCAACGCTAAGGTGATGATACCATTATCTGAATTGAATACTAGATCGTCCATCAGGCGTCCTTAAAAAGGGTAAGCGATGAACACTTCATGATTCTATCATTAGAGTCACGAATCATTACTTCGATATCATTGATATCGGTATCAATCGTTACCTGTGCTGCAACGTCCTCACCGAAGGTAGCACGGAGGTCTTCCATGACCAAATCACATGTTTCTTCAGTTAGTTCAGTACCCACGTACTTTTCCATGATACTCTTGACTCTATTTCCCATATTGTAATCAATATGGCCTTTGCTTTCAACAACTGACATAAGTTTTCTCCTCTAAGTCTCTAAGTTTATTTAATTCAGGGAAGGTGCCCCGAAAGTTTTCATCGCTGGTTTGGTTAATGGAACTTCAACGTCATCCAAACTAACAATTCTTCACTCAGTATATAGCACGAGACAGCCACTCCTGCTTCATATGACTTCCAGGCGTCATATGACTTCCAAAGATGCGAAGGTTGAGTTTCTATCCATTTTCCAATATCGTATCTTACTGAATATACCTTTTCAGAAGTAGGCATATGTATTCCGACCATTTCCCACCCGAGATCACCTATGTAAAGACTAGCTAATGGAATAGTCCAACGTTGACTTACTGTACAGATCATTCTTATCTTTCCTTGAGATTTTAGTATTTACTGCTGTATAGTTAACATTAATAAATACTAGACTATGAGTTTAGTTATATGCATGTCAGGAAATAATACACGATTTCACAACGTGGGGTTTGATGTTCCAAAATATCTGTTACCGTGGGCTGATAATACTATAATTTACTCAATTTTAGCTGAACTTAACCCGACCGAAGAAGTTATCCTACTGGCTAATAAGCGCGACCTTTACTTCAAACCAAAATTATTATCATCAATCGAGTCTTTGGGTATCACTGAAAATAACGTGCATTACATAAATGATACCTCAGGGCAAGCACATACTGCGGCGATTGCGGCTGAACTTGTCAAAGATAAATCAGCACCATTTTTGATTCATAATGCGGACACGGTAGTTTATAACCGAAGTTTGTCTAATATCCATGTTGCATTAACACACTGTGATGCATACATTGATACCTTTATTGCCAACTCTCCTGCATACTGTTATGTTCATATAAATAACAGAAAAGTGTCTGCTATAGTAGAGAAAAGGGCAATATCCCCGTTCGCTAGCTCTGGTCTATACGCATTCAAAAACGCTCATGTTTACCTTGAAAAGTTCAACGAACTCTCAGCGAATTTCATTGGTTCAGAAATGTATATATCAAACTTACTCAGTCATATGCTATCCACTGGATCAACTATTACAACAAACGAAATTGATAGCAGTCATTCGACTACCGTGCTTGGAACACCACAAGAGTACGGGTTAGAACTAACCCGATTGCAGTTTAGCAAACAATGATCAAAACGAAGTTAAAGGGAGGGTCGTTAAGTGCTACATACTTGTGCGACCGTGCCGGCAACAAATTTGTACGCAAGGAAGTTAGCACCACTGATAATCGTGAATACGGGTTTGTAAGGTGGTACTCACAGCTAAAAAAATTACAGCGTATGGGTCAAGAATTTCCGGATCTGTTTCCGCGAGTACTTTCCGTATCAATAGAGCGAAACACCGCGTACTTTGATATTGAATATTTTCATGACTTTGTTGATTTAAAAACCTTTTTATGTAGTGCTGAGATATCGTCGGACACCTTGGAAAAAATCGTAACTCAAGTGTTTGATAGTCTATCTATCTTACATGCTAAAACTTACCGTGCCAGTCCCGATGCGGCAAAACTATACTATTACGAAGAAGTAATACAAAAAATAGCAGACGCTGTTGCATCTAGCACAGACTTTGCTGAATTTTATGAGATCGGCAACTACCAATTTCACGGCGAAGAAGTAAACGCAATACAGCAATACTTGCCGGCACTTGAACAATTCTTTGCTACTTTTAATGTGACTACTGAATGCTATGTTCATGGTAACCCAACACTAGAAAATATAATGTACTCCCCGTCAAACGATATTGTTAAGTTCATTGATCTATACGAAGAGGGAATCATTGACTGTCCGGAACTTGACTTCTCACAGATATTACAATGCTCACACAGCTACTACGGTTTCATTAATGATAACTCTGTAGTCGTGAATAACAATATAGTATCTCATGATTTAAGTGTCCCGCAAGCATTGCAGGACTTTAATAAAGTATTTGAGAGCAAGCTATCAAATTTTGATATGCGTATATTACGAATATTTGAGGCAACACAATTTATTAGAATGCTTCCATTTAAATGTGCTGCAGGGGACATCACCAAAGCAAAGTATTTTTATACTCATGCTTGCTACCTACTAGGAAGATGTTTCAATGAATCAAACTAAGATGTTGCCAGAGTTTGTAAACTTTAAAAGAAACTGGGAAGTTAACACTGACTTACCCACTTCATTCCGTATTGTTTACTCTAACGATGTGTTTAATGTAAGTAATGAAGATTTGTTATCATACTCCACGAGTACTAGGCGATTAGTAATCATTGACCAAACTGTATACGAGTTATACAAAGATTCAATGAATGAATACTTCAACCATCATTCTATAGAATTATGTCTACTTGTAATCGATGCAACTGAATCTAATAAAAATTGGAACACCGCTCAGGAAATACTGAAGTTTTTTGAAGATAACAAGTTACTTAGACGAGAAACTGTCATTGGTGTCGGCGGCGGCGTACTCTTAGATATCGTTGGGTTCGCTGCTAGTTTATATCGGCGCGGCATACAGTATATTAAAGTACCTACTACGTTACTCGCTATCGTTGATGCTTCAGTTGGTGCCAAAGTAGGCATTAACCACTTTGAACGTAGAAACAGACTTGGATCATATTATCCGCCCATTGCTTCATTGATTGATCGAAAGTTTATTAGTACCCAATCAGAGCGTGAGATTAAAAACGGCATATGCGAAATGTTTAAGCTCGCGGTTATTAAAAGCGAGGAGTTATTTGATATTCTTGATCAAAACGCAGACCAGCTATTGACTGAGAAGTTCCAACTCGGTGCTGTTCCGGTACGTGCAATCAATCTTGCAATTACCGGAATGATTGAAGAACTGGCTCCAAATCTATGGGAAAAAAAATTAGATCGTTGCGTAGATTTTGGTCATTCATTTAGTCCAATGATTGAGATGAAGAACTTACCAAACATGAGCCACGGTGAGGCAGTATTATTAGATTGTGTTTTTAGTTCCTGTGTTGCATTTGTGCGAGAGTTAATTACGATAGATCAACTTAACACCATCGTCGGTGCTGCCCGCAAGTTAAAACTACAAGTATATCACGATGATTTCACCGACACTGCATTATTAGAAGCCGCATTGAGTGACACTAGGTTACATCGCAATGCAAATCAATACTTACCGATGCCAGCCGGAATTGGTAAATATGTAATACTGAATGATGTTACAACCGACAACATTAGTAAAGCAATCGAAGTTTATAAGTCATTATGAAAACTGCTGTAGTAACTGGTACTAGTCGCGGATTAGGAAAAGACATTGCATTAACTCTACTAGAAAGAGGCTGGCAAGTATATGGGCTAGCACGTGGTAATTCAAATATCGTACATGTTAACTACCAACACTTTCGCGGTGACATAACTGACCATGAAGCTGTTGCTAGTATGATATCGCAAGTCAGTCAAATTGATTTACTAGTAAACAATGCTGCTGTATTTGAAATGTGTTCGTTTGGTGATTCTCAAATGGAGTCTATAAGCAAAATCATTGACACCAATGTTAAAGGCACTATGTATGTTACAAAGATATGCTTACCGGTAATGAATGCTGATAGTAAGATAATCTTCATTAACTCAGTTGCTGGGTTAGGAGAATTAGAGAATCAATCTGTCTATTGTGCGTCAAAATATGCGTTAACTGCATTTGCCGGCGTACTTGGCAAAGAGTTGCGTAGTCGTAAAATTAAAGTAGTAAGCATACACCCCGGCGGAATTAACACTTCATTGTGGAATGAATCAAACCCTTACCCGATCGGAGACGTTGGAGATGCTATTGATCCAAACCAGATTTCAGAGTTGATTCTTTTTATACTAAGCAATAGCAATGTTGAATTCAAAACGGTGAAACTGTTCCCAGAAGCTGAGTGGCATTAGGTAAACTGTGGTATTTAAGCAACAGGCGCCGGCGTCTATCGTAAAGATGATCATAGTACATCAAAGTTTGAATGTTAATCTCAACGTTATCCGGAATGTTGGGCCTATAAAGTCTTCCATGATAAGGAGCTAAAACGGCATCAAATTTCTTTGCAATATAATACAGGTATTCATGTGATTTAAACGCCGAAGTGAAGTCCGAAAATTCGCTGTATTCATTTACAATTCGTTTAAAAATACCAAACGGTACAACAAACATGATGTCATTGGCACTTTGTACTTGATCATCATAGTTAATCATTACTTTATCATCACTAAGCTGTATTTGCTGAATAAGCGGACTGATGTCGGTAATATATAAATCAGGTCGAGATACTAACACTAGTTGATCGTCTGAAAATCTCATCGTTGCAGCATAATACTGCCAACGATAATATATTTTGTTTGTATTATTATTAGTAGGGTAAAACTTCCAATCCAACCCTACTACATTGGCATTTGGGTACGCTGACCTTGCCATGTCAACGCTCGCTGAATCAACACAGAGTGTTATATTTGCGTTTGGTATTTTTTTCCAATTTTCTGCACATTTGGTTCCGGTTCTGAACTCTCCGGATAAAAAAATTTCAATCATACTAGTCTCTCTTCCTAATCTTCTCAATTACCGTCGACTTAGCAGGCTCCGAAGTCTAAGCTGACAGTGAGGCTTGCCCTGTGATATCCAAAACTCTTCCATCTCAATAAGTATACGGTCATGCCAAAGTTCTTTTACTCGCTTAATACCATATTCTATTATCTGTTGTTCAATCAAGGCATATCGCCAAGTATTACTTTTAACGTGAATCTTTTCAAATGTATCATCTTCAATAGTAGCATTGGGTCGGCAAAAACAATAACGCACCGTAGGGACAATCTGCGCTAACATAATATTTCTATCTGTCAGATCCTGCCAAAACCAGGTATGCCAATCACCTTGGTCGGCGTTCCCCCACTTATCAATGTCAAGCCCGCCAATTGCTGAATGCATGATTGCCGGAGACCCAAGTAATACTATATCGTCTTGAGAGTTATTACCCATTGGCCAGCCAGAATATAACACATTGCTTTCAATATTTTTAACTCTCTCAATGATCAATTCTATTTTCATTGAAGGTTCTTGGAAATAAATATCAGGACGAATAATCATGATTGCATCATATTCGAAACCACTGTATTTTATTAAATCTAGCCCGCGCCGCCAGCGATGAATCATCTTACTGTTATATCTTGCTAGAGATTTGTTAAACATAGTGCTACTTTCATAGCAATACCCAGTAAGTTGTTTATCATCCAATGAGTTTTTTACTCTGTCTAACGTAACTTCTTCATCATGTATTATCTTTAACCGATGGCTTTGATGATAAGTTCGATCCCAGGTGCTAAAGTAAACATCAATGCAGTCATCATATAAAAAACCCATAGACTTTTTTGCCAAGTCAAAAGTCCGATATTCCCCGCTGATTAATACTGCAATTTTCATATCACTATTTATTTACTGTCAAGCGTTGATACATAATGCTACCCGCATATTTTATAATCTCTTCCATCTATTATACATATCTTCAAGTTCAGGGAATGTTTCTAGGAAATTGGTTCCGCGCCTACGATCATGCTCATCAACAAAAGCAACAAAGTTCTTTCTGTTTACATTAGTGAATTCATTGTGTTGATTATTTTTCATGATGTTATATATACGCTTTAACTTATCGGCTTCATGCTCATAGAAGCCTCTATTAGCAGTGCCATACCATCCTTTGTACTCTAAGTTACGATACATGTGAGTTACTTGATCGTATATCAGGTGTAACATTTCCGGTTCAAGCATGAACACTGCTTGATGATCTGGATAACGTAAATAAGGAATGTCTAACAACATAGGGTTTCTTTCGCTGTCATGTCTTCCAAATTCTCGTTTGATTTCAAGAACGTCATCCAAAAATTTATTATACGTAGTAAGGCTAAGAATGTTATATGTACTCATGACAGTGAAATCTATTTCTGGAATTTCTTTGTACATGCGACGAATGTTTGTCAACCACATGTCGTAGTTCATGCCGAATCTTATGTAGTCACACTGTTTACCGTGCGCCTCTGCACTAGTAAACATTTTGAATTTCTTAACCTTTTTTTCATCAATGATAATCTTTACTTTTTCTAAAAATTTATTGAAAATTGCAGCGGGTGGATTCATATTACTATTGATACTAACTTCAAGATTGGGATTAGGATTATCGATGATGTAATCCAATACCTTAAAGGTATCTTTACTAAGTAACGGTTCGCCACCTGTAATACGGAAATGCTGTAAACTGCCATACATCCTTGGCCACCATTCCCAAAACGCATCAACGTATGGGTTTTCTTCTCGGTTCGGAATAGGCATCATGCCTTCTTGTTTAAGCCATCCTAAATTATTAAATTGAGTGCTTGTGGGATACGGTCCGAATTTTTCAATCTCTTCCATCCACTTGCTACTGATGTGCGGAGCACAATAGCTACACTTAAAGTTACATACGTTACTAAAACTTACTTCTACATAGCTAGGATCAACGTTATCATCCCATGGCTTAGCAGCAATGTCTTGGATGTGTGGAGCTGCCCAGCTATCTGCACTCTTATAAACACGATCACTCAATGCACCATTACCATCGTCTTCTACTTTCCAACAATAATCACACTCAGCCGGTCGCTCTCCTTCAAGCATCATTTTTCTCTGTTGCTTTTTATATTCACTATTATGAAGTGCTGTAGGATTTCGTTTGATTTCTTCTACTGGTACTACGTGGGTCTTTGGATGGTGACAGCTATGATTCATGCCATTCTGAAGATGCATGGTAACCTGCTTCCATTTTGCCGCGCAAAAGCTAGAACTTACCTCATCTAGTTCGGCTTTTGTATTCTGTAAATGTTGTTGGTAGTTGTCAAAAGTTCCCACTTTTGCTTTACGATGGTTTATGTTGAGCAGGGACATTCCGTCACCATCCTTCTATTTTGCGTATGACATCCATCTCTTTCACGAGCGGACCTAGATTATATTTATCGGCATTGTAGTGACGCTTAAAGAACTTGGACTGCGTTGCATCAAGTGTGCAGATAGGTAGACCTAACTTGTCTTGCAATTCTTCACCTATTTCTTCTGCATAATGTATAGGATTCGTTCTATGCTTCTCCCATAATTCAGGGAAGTTGTCGAACCATGCGACATCTCTGTAGTCCCAATCAGTTAGCATAGTCATATATGTACCTAATCTAGCACCATATATAGCCCAAGACCCGTTCTCTACATCCATACCAACATTTTGCCATATCGTGAGATTGTTTAGATTACGATTAGATACTCTTTGCTTAAAGTCATCTATACTGGGCTTTGCTCCCCGATCAAGTACCATCTTGACACCTTCTCGGAATCCTGCTCGCCATGCTTGGAAGGGAGTGTAGTTAGTATACGTAGTAGAGTAGCAGTCATACATCGCCCAATATAGATTGTCTGAGGAATCCATACAGAAGTCAACTGCTGTGGCATCGCCTCCGTCGCTAGTCTCATGCGTCTTCATGTTAGCAACATATGTCTTTGTCCAAGAAGACATTCCGCCATTACCGTAGCGTAGTCCGTTGATAGCATTGACTGCTCTCCAGCGATACTGTGCTAACTTATAATTAGGGTCTCTGTCTGTGAAGTCTAGTTGTAGATTAAAGAAGTTCTCATCGGGCATGTTATCGCCGTCAATGAGAATGAAGCGTTCAGTGGTAGACGCTTCACCTGCTGCTTTGTGTGCGGCGTCCGAACCTTTGACCCCGTCTACTCTAACAGCCCAGGGACACATGTTCTTAATCTTTAACCAGAATTCTTCTTTCTGGGGTTCGTCATAACTTAGATATACACAATCTAAGTCAGCTACATCAATTATATCATCAGAGTTCATATACTGCAAGTTTCCAATACTGTTTTTCAATGTCGTCGTCTTCGCTGACGACAACGCTTAAGTCTTCTGCCGCACACAGAGTCCCTTCTGTGCTAGGCACCAATCTAATGATAGTTGCGTTAGGAGCATCTTTGATTATCCTTCCGTCAACTACTCTTACGTCATGTCTACCCTCAGCAAATGCCAGAGCATCGATAACGATGTAATTACCTTCTAATAGCTTTTCACCAGTATAGCATATAACAGAACCTAAGTCATCATAATAAAGCCTGAATTCGGGCTTTTCGATGATCGGAGCTTCCCAAATGAACATTTCTTCATTGTTATCACTCATCTTAGCTTCTCCAAAATAGTGTCAGCGAAATGCTTCATATGATAGTGAAACGGATACAGTTGCGGTATCGTATTGACTCTGATAGTATGAGGTAATATCTCACACGCAAATGTCTTAGTCCAGTCTTCCGAAGGTGTATTGTTGATGTACTGCTTCATGTGCACCATTGCCATTGGCTCAAATTGAGGTAATGTAGTTTTCTCAACACCTATCACATGAGATGCGATTGCATATACCCAATCGGTGGTAGCAAGTTCATCAACGTTACACTTCATCGTCTTGCGGAAGTCTTCCCAATTCTCCCAGATAGTTCTAGTGGTCTCAAAGAACTGCTGGGCTGCAGGGGATTTCCTAAAGTAAGTGATTCCGTTGTACGTATCAGGTAGACTGTTCTCAAGAATGAATCTACGATAGAAAGTAACAGTAGAATCTTCTTGCATAAAGTTCTTCATTCGTGTACAAATAACAACGTCACGATCAGCGAGAGCGTCAAACCAATAGTCAATAGAACGTGGAATAAACATATCTGCTTCTAGCTTGATAGTATATTCATATGGACTAGCTTCATAAACTTGCCAATCGTTTTGTAGCTTCCATGCTGTATCAGGACACTGATCACCGTGTGGCAGCATGTCAGTTGTGATGATAGTCACATTGGCATCGGGCATCACTCGCTTGATGCTGAGTTCAAGAGCCTGAGCGCACTTGACGTATTCGTCACCTTGCGCCATGATGACAAAACCCTTATCCATTGATGATGCCCACAAATAGTTCTTTGTCCATGACATGAAAGTCCATGTCTTTAACGGTCAGATACTCTTTACGAACTTTCCCGCGCTGCCAATTGTCAAACGTTACTGTAAACTCAGTGTCCAACTCATCATCATTGTTCTTATAAATTTGAGTGTTGCTTCCGATGTGAATTAGATTCCAAGGAATGAAATCGCTCTTAGTGGTTAGGTGCCCGTTGACGATGTCCATAGCGATAGTCAACGCATAGTCGTTGCGATAGATGCCGGTATTAAATGAATGCAGGTTCATATAGTATTCGTAATTGTTCTGAACCATCTGCATACATTCAAAGATGCGCTTTGCGTTGTCAGTCTTCTTGAATGCGATCACTGTTGCCCAAAGAGAGTTGTAGCCGTAGTAGCTGATCTTCTCTTGTTCAGCATTGGGCTGCATGAGAAAGTCAATAGTATCGTGACAAATAAAGTCATCGTACATGTCGAACAGCGTTGACAGCTTGTTTGAATTTACTACATAGTCTACATCGATCAACAGGGTTTCGTCATACGGGGTGAGTTCATATGCTTGCCATCTGCCTTTGTTGATCCATGTACCCCAAACACGAGTGTTGTTCTTATCTGGAACAACCTTGATCACGTTGTCCCAAACGTAGTCTGGCTGTTCTGGGTATGAGTCTTCATCCGTAACAATAGTCACAGGTAAATCGAGAAAATGCGTTATGCGTCTAGCAGTGTATTCTGCCATCTCATAGTAATTGAATTTCTCAGTATTAAAGGCAAATAGAATGGCTCCGCGAGTCATCTCTTGTTCTCAAGTTCTGTCCACTCATTGTACCATTCAGCCATAACACTGCGATAGACTTCTTTTAGCGTAGTTAATAGGGCACTGCGCTCAACAAGTATCGGGTTTTGAAAAGTGTCGATCATAACTACCCTATCGTCGTAGTCATTGGACATGTTAGATAAGAACGAAATAGTTGATTGGTCAGCCTTCCAGAGACCGCCCTGCTCTGCAACGATTAGTTTTGCACTATATTTTTCTGCAAGGTACGCCTTAGCCGAATTATGATTAAATCTGGCTTTCGCCTCTGCAAGTAAGGTTTTGGTATCCATCGTATCTCCTAGAAGTATTTAGATGGATATGCGAGTTGCGATTAAAAAATTAGGAACCTGACACTGAAGCAGCTAGATTTACCGTACCCCAAGTGTTTGCTAGGTTAGTTGTTTCTGGGTACTGTACTGTCAGGATTGAGTTTGAACCTGCTGATGCGGTCAATCCAGTAGAGTTGAGTTCTGCCCAATTGCAATAGATGTTAATCACGTTACCAACGTCACCGTTAGACCCAACCGTGCCGTTCGTCTTTACGCTGATACCGATGTTGGTGTTGGTATATCCCACAGGGGCAGAAGCGACTAACTGTTTGAATAATATTACGTTAGAAGTGTTCCAAGCATAATATCCGAGGTTCTGTTCGAGCGTGTTTACGGTGCCGGTACCAGCGACCTTAGTTACACCGTTGAATGATTTAGTAGCAACCGTGATAGTTCCGCTTGTAGGGGCCGAAAGCACAATCGTGCCGCAAGCAGTTGCTAGGGCATTGAGTGAGTTATCAATCGTAGTACCGGTTGGGTGACTGAAAGTGAGTTTGAATTGTCCACCCGCATTAAAGAAGTAGCGAGCAGCGTCACCGTTAGCAAAAGTAGCAGTAAGGTTAGCAGTGATGCTGGAATTCCAAGTTGATGCGCGGTTAGCGGAAGTAACAGCAGTTGACCCCTGAGTCGCAGCGTTCAATCTATTAGAGTAGATTGTTGTTAAGTTGGTCGGGATTGCCGACAAGAAAGTGATTGTACCACCTGAGACCGGAGCAGTTACCGAAGTGATAGATGATCCTTGGTGAGAAGCTGCACTTGCGGTAGTGGTTACTAGCGAAGCCCACTGCCCGGTCGCTGCAACAGTTTGTCCAACCGTAACGTTTGCTAGTGCAGTTTGCCCGTACCCAGTAGCACTACCTCCAGTAGCCCAGACTGCATTGAGTGTGTTCACACTAGTTGTAGGATTCCCTCCAACTAGTGTGTTGAAATCAGAAGCCTGAATTGTACCAAATTGTGCGTAACTCATTATTCGTTCCTATTAATTAATTGACACGAAGGCTTCGACAAATCCGATGCCCTCATCATTTTTGTCTTCTAATGCTCTTCCGATCACGTTGAACGGCGATGCTTCACCTGCCTTAGCGGCACGAGCAACCCCGATGCCTGCGCTAACAAGACGATCACCTTTCTTAATAGAACCCTGCACTTTAACTGGTACGCGACCTGAAACAGCAACCGCAGGGTGCGTGTCATCATCGCCTGCAGCAGAGTTCATCAAGTAAGCAGCAGTTTCAGAGATAACACCGAATACATCTTCTGACAGTTCAAATTGAACAGCAGTGATCTCGTTAGTGCCACCGAGTTGAACGACCGTGCCTGCATCATATGTGTCATCAGCAGCGAAGCGTTCGGCCAAATCAGCATAAGTAGCGTTGAGGCGTGAGCCAGTCGTTAGTGACCAATTACCAGTGATGGAACCGGTAGTAGTGTTTGCCCCAGCAGATAATGTTCTACCATTAAATACTGTTGCGCCGCCAGATGAGCCTACATTTCCTACATAAGTAGGGAGGAATGCTTCAACGTTTGCGTTACTGTACGTTCCTGAGAACGAGATCGCGACTCCGTTTGCCCACATGTATCTGTCAGTCTTGATACCGTAAAGATTGGCGCCGGCCGAATTACTGATCGCTAAGTTACCATTAATGACTACAAGAGAGTTACCAGTGACAGAACCATTAACAGTCCATCCACCTGTCAAATTTCCAGCAGTAGTCTGGCTACCGGAAGTAATATTTGCAACGGTTAGAAGTGTAGTTACGTTTGCGTTAGCGATTGAAGCATTTGCGATGTTAGCATTGGCACTGACTGTAAGAAAATTTGTTGTGACGAGGTTCGCACTTACATTGCTTGATGCTGACACATTGTTAGCCGATAAGTTTCCTGTTACTGTAACAGCCCCGAACGTTGTCGTGCCACCTGATGAGGTTGAAGTGAGTGATAACCAGTTTGATGCAGAAGTAGTGCCGTCTGCTGGGCAGACATACAATGTGCTATTGTTCGTATTGAACCAAAGCTGACCTCTCAATGGATTAGAAGGAGGGGTACTTGCTGCGAAATTTTCTAAGGTATGGACAAAGTTAGTGTCAAGCGTTTCGCCGTAACCTGCGTAATTTCTACCAGGTAAACCAATAGAGGTACTAGTAGTGTTTATTGTACCATCAGGAATGGTTGTTAATACTGTACCATCTGTTTTTACAATTGTATATGCCATTATTAAATCGCTCCGTTATTCTTATTTATCATTGCTAGCATATATAAGCAGGGAAAGCTGAAAGACCCAGTCCTACTATATAAAAACAGGTTACATAGACAGTTTGTCCCGGAGAAACCGTCCCTAAATTCCAAGCATTATATGCAGAAAAGTCGCCGAAGCCGTAGTTCACCCCTGTCAAGACAGTAGTAGGATTATATAAAGGCCAAGCGGCGATGATCGCAGTGTTGCAGGTGAACCCGTTGCCAGGGGTATATACACACACTGACTTGCCAGACGAGTATCCTCCTGCGGAAAACGCAACATTGTTAGGTGCTACCGGGGAAATTCCCCTACCGTTGGTGGTAGGAAACCCATCAAAGTCGCAATCGCCTCCGCGCTGTGCTAATAAAGTATGACTAGTTACAGTCGTGTTAGTATAAGACATTTGCATACGAACCATAGACTCACCTGGATAAGAGAAGTATTGGAAGACCGCATGTCCGTAAGTTGTTCCGCCCATCAGTACTATGATTCTACCGTCTGATGCTTGCCAAGAACGCACCGTGTTATTAGCAAGCGTTCCTCCTGCTTGCTCGTTACCGCCCCCTAAAAGCACCGAGTTATCTACTTCAAATATCCCCATTTCGTGAGGGGTTCCGGTCTGAAAACAATCATCAAAATCACTGTACGTATAGCTACTTGTACCGGTAGGATCGTAAAGTAGCATGTAGCGTGAAGGTGAGGTATCTCCGATTTCTCCGGTTCCGAATACCCCTCTTCCTTGGCCGTTGATGAGATACTTTATAAATCCAGTGTCAATGTCCCAAGCATAAGCGTTCAATTGCGGTGTTCCCAGTTGTGACAGCGTATAACCATCAGAGGCTTCAGGTATTAATAAAGGGAAGGTGTAGCCGCTATTAGCGCAGCTGGTGTCCGACGCTGATGGGTCTAGCCATGCTCTGTAACTGCCTGCACTGAATGTTCCGACTCTGCTCATTGCTAGCTTATCCGTAGTTTGACGTTGACGCAAACACTGTATATGCTGCTGACCCGGTCTTCACGATAGTAAAAGTATATGCAGTTACTTTATTAGGAGTTCCCGCAACAGGTGCACTATTTAACCATTTCGGGGTTACCGAGACACTATCAATCGTAAATGCAGTAGGGTAATATGGTGTTGCGCCGACTGTAGCTAGCAGCGTAGTAGTAGACATTTGACCTGTTGCTAGATAAGAATTTGCTGTGACGGAGCTATTCCCTCTGAAGTTGATTACCCAATTTCCGGTAGCGTCGACCGTGTAATAGTTAGTTGAGGGGCCAATCAAGTTTACGTTAATCGCGCCAGTCAATGCTGAACCCACAAGGTTAACTTGTTCAATGATGTCTCTGACTTGCTGTGTGCCGGAAGAAAACGAAGTGTTTCCAGTAGCAGAGATAGCACCTGTTACATTCACTGTTCCTGCAACATTTAAACCTGATAGAATACCAAGACTAGTGATGTTTGGCTGTGCGTTAGTTGTTACCGTATCGGCAGTGGTAGCAGAGGTTGCAGTAGTTGCAGCCGTAGCCAGCGACACCGTGCCGCTGACATTCGAACCATTGATGTTGGAGATAGCAAATCCATTACCAGACAAGTTGCCGCTAACATTGGCTGCTGTGATATTACCGCTAGAGGTCAACGAGACAAGAGTACCGACAGATGTGATATTCGGCTGTGCATTATTGGTAACTGTGTTAGCTGTATCAGAAGGTCCCGAAGCTCCGGCAATGTCTGCATATACCGCATTTGCTACTTTGCCAGTGACGTTAGCAGCCGGTAGATTCGTAAGGGCCGCGCCGTTCCCGAAATGATTACCTGTTAGATTAGCACCGCTTATGTTACCTGTTACTGCGAGACTAGTTAGTGTGCCAACACTAGTGATGTTTGGTTGTGCCGCGGTTGTTACCGCACCGGCAGTGGTAGCAGAGGTTGCGCTACTCACGGTCCCCACTACATTTCCTGCCGGAATGTTGGTTAGTCCTGCACCGCTACCGAAGAATGAACTGATCACATTGCCCGAATTGATGTTTCCAGTTACTGCCAACGAAGTCAACGTGCCAACAGATGTGATGTTAGGCTGTGAGGAATTAACGATAGCACCGGCATATGCAGCGTAGTTTGCATTTGCAATAGTACCGGAAATATTGCCTACTGTTAGGTTAGTTAGTCCGGATCCATCACCGACAAAAGCAGTAGCATTTAGTGTTCCCGAAACAATCACGCTACTAGATGCAATAATAAGAACGTTGTTGACACCGTTTACAGATGCAACGATACTACCATTAGGGGAAGCGATGTTGATGTTTGATGTACCATTTATGATATTAGATACCGACGTATTAATGCCGCTAAGTAGACTACCGTTACCAACAAAATAGTTAGCCAAGATGTTGCCGTTAGCGTCTCTTACCGCAACTGTATCTGGGGTAGCAGTTACAGCACTATTATAGTTATCAAGAAGGTCGGCATTTAGATTTGCAACTTTAGTAGTTGACAATACTGTTAGCGGAGCGGTTCCGTTAGAAACAGTAGAAATGACTTGTCCAGTAGTCAATGTTCCGCTTACTACTAGTGAGGTCAACGTACCAACAGATGTGATGTTTGGTTGACCCGTGCCCAGTACATTGACAGCATAGATAGCAGTGTTGGCACTATCAACTATACTGCTGATGCTAGTTCCCGGAATGTTTGTTAACCCGTTGATGAGAGAACCAGCTTGAACGGTCCAATTACCGATGATTATTCCCGGATTAGAAGCAGAACCTGTGTTTAAGGTGTCGCCGTTTAAGTTTGCGCCACCCCCGATAAGACCGATTTCTCCGGTATAGACAGGTAGAAAGGCTGCAACATTTGCGTTAGTGTATGTTCCGTCAAAACTGACTGCAACACCATTCGCATACATGTATGAGTCAGTCTTGATACCGTAGCCGCCGTTAGCTATGTATAGATTACCGTCGCTTATACGCAGTGAATTACCGTCTAGTCCACCGGAGACTGTCCAAGTTCCAATCATGTTACCGACAAGCAGTTGAGATCCAGTGCTGACTAGATTCGTCAGTACGTTGCTTGCTACTAGATTTCCAGTAACATTTGCATTAGTAATGTTTGCATTCACGTTTACAGTAGCATAATTAACTGTGATTGCATTTGCCGTTGCTGAATTACTTATTGTCGCGGTGTTTGCAGTAATGTTGTCGGTAACAGTAAGATTGCCAAAAGAAGCATTACTGCCGACAGTAGAGATTACTACCCAACTGCTAGCAGAAGGCGAATCACTCGGAGCTACGCACAGTGTACTGTTAGCGGTATTATACCAGAGTTGCCCCTTCAACGCTGCATTGGGCGGAGTGCTATCTGCAAAGTTCTCAATAACGTGGACAAAATTAGTGTCTACGACCTGTCCGTAACCGGGGTAAAGTCTTCCAGGCAATCCTACCGAGGTGCTGTTGGTGTTGATGGTGCCATCGGGGATAGTCGTTAAGACCGTACCGTCACTTTTTAGAATTACGTATGACACTTCACCTACACTCCGTTATTAAATTGTTATTAGATTAGTCAAACTCTGAATACGCACCGTATAATCAATTTGAATCTGTCTGTTTAGAGACTTTTGCACAGGGTGAAATACTACGTGCGTCAGTAATCTAGTGATAGTATCACCATTAGCATCTGTGCCGTAGTTGGCCAATAATCCTAGTTCGTCGAAGATGTAATCAGAGTTTATTGATGTACTGTTGTCGAATGCTGCTTGACCTGCGGGTTGTCCGTAGTCTAGTAAACACTGGACAAGGATATCACTATAAAGAAGGCCTGCGCTGTGCAGAACAGTCATCTTATTTCTAGTTGGATCTAGGTTGAATACGCTAGTATCGTCTACGATTTTTTCATAAGTTTGATTATAAAGTGCAGCATTTTGACCAGTCGTATTTGGGGGAAGATAGGTAATAACACCGGTCTCGTCGATTGATGCTGCACCGTTGCCGAACGCCATCTCATAGATTTGTCCATAACCGCGACTGCTCAACGAGTCTGCAATAGCCTCTGACATATTTTCATAGTTGATGGCATTCTTCTTTTCTACGAAGATTTCCCCATTGTTAGGGTCGTAGATTTTGAGAAATCCCTCAACCTTGTATGACAACGTAATCACAGACATTAATCGTCCCCTCTTTTGTGCAGAATTACTTCACCTGAATTAGGATCAAAAATCTTTATACCAGAAGAAAAGTAAATTCCACTGTGTTCGTCGGGCTTTCTAGTAGGAAGCTGATCCTGCTTACCATCATTGTTTGGTTTATAATCTTTCATTTCTTTATTTATCATTCAGGGAACTCACGTATTTAAGAATTCAGCCGGAACCGTTTGGCTGATTTGCAAAGGATCACCGTCTATTGGGTTATAAACATACGAGTTCCAGACTAAATTATAGTCAATATCACTCATTCTATTGATGCCCAAAAGTCCTATTACATCGGTATATTCAGGAATTATTAATTGTGCTCCGGTGCCGTCTGCCCCTCGCTCTAGGCCACTCAACGTATTAGCCGAGAAGTCTACGTTACTGAATCGTATTAGCTCTCCGTTGACATAAACGGTGTTACCTTCAAGTGAAGTTATTGTCAGAGAATTACCTGCAGCGATCCAAGAACCTGAAGCAATTTTTAAAATCGGCGCAGCGTCAACTAAGATGATGCTTATATAATCGTTACTGATATTTTGACCAGTAGTATTATTATAAACCGTTACTCCGGTTAATGTTCTCTTATCCGAGTCTAAACCAATGTTGTAGTAACCGGCAACTGCTATAGGTGCAGTAACGTTTTGAACAACTTGTTGGGTCAATGATGTAACATCCCCTACATACATTACAGTATCTAGAATACCTAACGTACGGGTCAACCAAGTTCTAGTCTCGTCATTTGCAGAATACACTGCTGGATTACCTGCATAATCTACTAAATTCAAGTAAACTTGTTGATCTGGAGTAGCAGAAGGCATCATGCTAGTGATGATGACAATATCCCCTGGATTGATTGAAGACAGGATGCTAACCTCATTTACGTCATTCAGCTTGAGCTTAGATGACGGAACTCTATAGCCGTTTATAGTTACCCATAGACGGTCTACGTTAGTCTGTTGCCACTGAGTGACGTTGATGTAGCCAGTGTCATTTGTCAGGGCGGTTGCCGGACCCCCTCTAGTTGATGAAACCGTGATCGCTCCACCGACAATGAAGTCACGAACATAATACTCAGTGCCCTGAATGAGGCCGCCCATCAAGTTGTCGCCGTTCTGGTTTCCAGACTGTGTGAAGTAGACAGGTGTCCCGTAGACTAGTCCTGCAGTTGAGTTTACCGTGATCTGACCAGTAACCGATGTTGCAGTAGCATACGTGTTAACAAGATAGAATGAACCCTGTCTCCAGATGAAGCCACCGGATACATAATTGGATACCGTAGTTACCGGATAGTTAACTCCGTTTAGATCAGCCGTGTAAGGCTGATTATATAGGTCGAATGTGTAATTATTGATCACTCGCACATAGTAGGTATTGTTATTCAATTGAGTTGAACCCTCAACACCATCGATTCTTACAAGTGTATTAGTAGTGAATCCTGTTTGAATTGCAGTGGTTACACGTACCGCAGATTGCCCACCGACGGTCACTTCTATGGTTCCGGTAGCCGTAGATAGCGGAACTATGTCTCCGTCAGCATCCTCAATCGTAAAGTGAGTACCGTCAACAACAGAGTTTACAAAATAAACAGTTCCATCAGTTGCAACCCCTCCGAAAGCAGTACCCCTAAATTCTACAGTTGCCCCTGCAATAAATCCAGCTGTGCTTGTAACTGTAATTTCATCGGTGCCGCCATCTGTAGCAGTAGCAAGCGTAGTCGCTAAAGGAGGAGTGATATTGTTGTTGACATTGGTAATTTCTGCTACAATCAATGCGTTAGCGTTAGCAGTCATTGCACCGCTATCGTTGGTCAACTGGAACGCAGTTCCTCCTGGTGTAGTTGAGATTACGAAATCAGTACTATCGAGGATTTCAATCACATAGTAAGTTTGTCCTGCAACTATTCCGCCGATAGTAGGAGCATCAAAGATGATAGGATCGTTGACCGTAAGCACCCCGGTTGAGCCCGAAGACAGGCTCAACCAGCTCTCTTGTTCATCCCACGACACTACCGAAGGAGAGTCTTGGTCCCAAGACTGAACATCAGGATCATCTTGGTCCCATGTCCCGCTTGTATTAGTCGTTGTGCCCACTGTGAATGTAGCAAACGCACTACCGATGTTACCCGAAATACCATACTGAGTATTCAAATACTGCCGTCCCGTTTTGTTATAGCTAGTGACAGAAACGATTGAGTTTGCTGCCGGGACCGCAAAGAACGTTACGCTGTTTGTTACAAAGCTAATATTGTATGCAGACGAGTTCTGTCTTACTCCATCAATTTCTACAACCGCGTTGATTGGATTGTCTTCTCCTACAAAGTTAGACAACACAAACGAAACTTCTGTTCCGTTGGCTACAAACTCTTGTCTTTGCGGGATAGTGTATCCGTATGTGATAGGTGAGCCTTCACCAAACACAGAATAGCAGAGATAGTCATTATCATTAGTGTAGCTGTCTGTTGCAAAAATCAACGTTGCTTGAATATTGTTCGGCTGTAGTCCGAAAGCAAAGTCGTTGGTGATGTAATATGCACCTCCGGTCGCATCAGTCAATGTCAAGTTAGGTCCGCTAGGTGAAGTAGAGATAGTGAAGTTCGTGCTGTCAATGATTGATGTTACATAATATCTTGTCATCGGTTCAACTACATTACCAAACATCGTGTCACTAAATGTTACCGGCATCCCTACAGTCATACCAGCAGTTGAGTTGGTAATGATTGCGTTTGTTGATGCCGAAGTACCGGTGACTTGACTTGACCGCCCCTCTACTAGTAGAGTACCGTTATGCATCACGTAAGGTGCAGTCCAAGGAACATCAGAACCATATGTTAGGTTGATGTACATTGTTCCGGTATCAGTTGTCAGTAGTGCAGTTGGTCCTGCAATGCCAGTGATAGGATCATATGATAGTGAAACAGTAATTGATTCAGTAATATTACTCACTGACTTAATGTAGTATGTAGTATTAGGCTGAATGTTTCCAAACAAGGTACCGGTAAATGTTATGGCTTCACCAATCGAAAACTTTGATGCGTCGTCGCACGTAATCTCATTTGTTACGCTGCTAGTGGCTACCGCAGTCACCACGACATCAAATGAGCCCGGTTGAATCACGCCGCCGCCGTTGAATATGCTATCGCTGTAGTTGCAGTTCAAGTAAATTTCATTGAATCCGGTATTGGAGTTGGTTCTGATCGGATCATTATGAGTGCTTGACTTAACTAGCTGGTCACCGTTACCTACTTCATACACATCGATTCTTAATGTTTCTAGAGAAGGAGTGAATGAAATTGGGTTGTCGAGAGTAATAGTCTTGTTTACCCAGTCAACCGTATATTCAGTAGGTGACAGGGTAGTTCCTAACCCAGTAGTCGCACTCAGAACCTGAACTGCAACTTGTGCGGGAACCTGAACAACACGATCAAAGCTGTAAGCAGTTTGTGTCTGTGACTCTGGAACAATTTCAAGTGAAACTACGCTATAGCCCACGTTAGCATATTCTGCTGCATCCCAGTTTGTACCGGGGCGTGTAGTAACAGTGATAGCTATACTATCACGCACATTGCCGGCAACTAGTTCTTCGGGTGCGTACCCGTATGGGAAATCTGCGCCCTGGACGGTGTACGTCGAAGGAAGAACCTCATCGAACGGTTGATCTTGCAAATTCGTGTCTACTTCAAATTGCTTTGAAGGCTCGAACGCATTACCATAATAGATTGGGTTCGGATAAGAAACACCTTCAAACAACTGTGTCAGATCAACGCCCGGCATGTTTGCAGTTGGTTGATAGTAACCGATGACTCTATCCATAGCGTTTATATTACGAGAACCAGGGTCGACCAACTGCCACTTACCAAAGATGAACTCTGGATCATTGTTTGATACCAAGCATTCATATAGTCTGTTGTTGTATCTGATGATAGATGGTTGGAAGAAGAACGGTTGAGGCAGATAAGCAAAGCTACCTGGCTTAGCCATCGTCATTGAACCAGATGTGTCAGTTGATATGTTGAGTGTTGTGCCAGCAGGAACAGCCGACAATGTTACTGTAGTCGAAGTAGGCAAAGACTTGATGTAGTATGTTTGACCTAATACAATTTCTGATGCAAAAATATCACCACTAAAGACTACTGCATCATTTAAATCGAAGACAGATGAATCACCAACAGTAATTCTATCGTTGGAAGCAGCCGTAGCAGTAGTCGATGTTAACCCCTCATAAGGGAAAGTATTTCCACTTACTGGAATTGTCATTAACGAATTTTCGTAAACTTCAAATTGAGTAGCAGAAATAACCTTTAGGTAGTAAGATAGCTCAAGGTTAGGCGGTTGCCCTGCAGGAGAAACTCTAGTTATCACACCGTTGGCATCAATCTCACTGACTGTGATGATGATGTCGTTCTTGGGTGACAGACCATCAACTTCTGTTCCGCTGATTGTGATCACGTTGTTAATTGCAAAACCAGACCCGCCGTTATCGATGATAGCTCTGTAGCCACCTAAGATATATGAGATATCAAACGTTGGGTTTGTGAGATTAACCTGATCTAATGCTGATGCAGTTGTGGATGTTATTAGCGATACAGGTGAGCTTCCCGGAGATGCCGAGACAGTGATGTAGGGATAACCAGTACCAACCATGAAGCCTGCATCATCTGACAGAGTAGTAGTGGTTCCGCCTGGTAATTCAGATACAGTGAATGTGGTGCTGTTAACGATGCTCTTTATAAAGTATTGATCACTGATAATTAACCCGCCCAATCCTGTACCAGAGAACGTTATTGGCATGTTCAAGTATAGATCACTCGTGTCTGTCCCAGTGTAGCAAATTAGTTGGTTTCCAGCGCTTAGTGTTTGCTGTACTTGCACTTCTAGATTTGGTAAAGTAGAGCCTCCTGCAGACTTGCCAGAATAATCTAACACGTAGTAAGTTGTTCCGGTAGATAGGTTCCCAGTTGCTACTTCAAACTGAACCGGCAAGTTAGTATAGAAGTTAGTAGTTGATTCAACTGCAACCTTGTTCACTGGCGCTGCAATAGTAGCATAAACAATAGTCTCAATTAGATTGCTAATTGCACCTGACTTATCGGTGTATTGCCCTGAAGTCTGGTAGAACTTGAATTGTTGACCGTTAACTTGACCCGGACTTACTGGAAGAGCTACGTTCATCGTTAGCTCACCGGTAGCATCCGCTAGCGGTATCACGTTGCTTTGGTTAGTTGCAACTGCACTAGTATCAGTGGCTGCTGCTACTGTGCTGAGATCAAAGTTAACGCCGCTTTTAGTTTCAGAGATTTTAATTTGTGTTGGACTACCGTCAACTACTTCGCTTACATAATATACAGTGCCGGAAACAATGTTACCAAAGGTTGATACTTCGCTACCAGCAATTACCATTGTGTTGAAGATTACCGGATCGTTGAAGTTGAAGTTTGCGTTAGAGTCTAGTACAACAATATCACTTGCTCCAATAGTTTCGGTCACTGTAGCAGTTATTGGCAGTACTAGTGTCGTGTCTGCAATATTCTGCAATACATTAGTGAATGTAGGATTTTTGAACTCGGAAATAGTGAAGGTCTGCTGATCGATGATAGTATTGATGTAATACACTTCGTTTGCAATGATCTTGTTCTCGAAAGCAGCGAACTGAGCGTCTGTACCTGTAAAGAATACAGTCAAGCCAGGATAGAATCCATTGGTACCACCTGTGCCAAGAGCAGTAAGAGGGACAGTGATTGCATTGTTGCTTTCGCTAGTAGCTGTCGCAGTTAGAATTCCAGGATAGTTCACGCTTACGATTGCAGTATCGACTACTTGTCCTGTGTAGCAAAGCACAGGAACCTCTATTGTGATACTGTTCAATGCAATAACCGTACCATTTGCATCTTCGATAGAGAAATCCGTTTCGTTAATTATTTTTGCGACATAATATGTTGTTCCAGACGTAATACCGGTTCCAGCTAAGCCACCTGTAAATTTGATTGGCATTCCTACATAGAAACCGATCGTTGATCCTGAAGCGTTTGGTTCGGTGCTATCTGATAGCACAAGTCTGATAAGGTATCTGTCCGCATCGGGGAAGCCTGACCCTTCATTAATGGTTTCTTCTACGTTTCTAACCAAAGAAGACCAAGTGAGTGTTTCTTGATTTTGTACGTCAGTGATTTCAAACGTTGCGCCATCAGCAGATGCAAGCAACGTGTTGATATCTGGGTGTGTGCTTTCTAGCGAGACACCGGAGCTTGAGGCAGTAGTATCAACGCTGTAGTAGCTTCCTGCAAAGTAAGCACCGTAGAATGAATCGGCTTGCCAATCCACAATCTTTGAGCCGTAGGTAGTACGGTCGAACTTAAGAGTGATGATATTTTCTCTGATTGGAGCAGAGGAAGTAATGATAGAAGCCTTTGCCCCCAGATTCAATGACATTCCGGTCGCTGTTCCATTGTCGAACAATGCGATTCTATCTTGGTCGTTGATAGCGTTGCTGTAAGTAGAATACAACCCGATCACAGAAATAGTTGTGCTTTCTAGAACGTTGATGTAATACCACTGTCCGTCTGCAAGTCTACCTGCTCCTGCACCGATACCTGCTCTATATCGAACAAGATCACCTGTTCTTAGATCAGGTGCATATATATTGATAGTGTTAAATCTTGAATTGATATCCGTATTACTGAAGTAAACAGTAAGTGCTGGTTCAATTTCTAGAGTTGGAAGAACAGCATATCCGCTACCCGGATTAACTACATTGATTTGTACTACTGAATCTGTGCCTAACACTGCCTCAAACACTGCCAATTCTCTTGGGACAGGGTACTTCGTAGTGTCAATTACTGCGGTTACCTTAGGAGGATTAGTATAGCCTCTACCGCTATCAAGTAGAATGACAGCAGGGAGATCAATAAAGATTTGCTCGCCCGGAATGTGATCAACTGGTGTAGTTTGATTTATACCTCTAGCTAGTCCACCGACAATATTTAGAGAGCGGTCAACGTATGAATAGCCGATCTGTTCTGTTCCAATAGTAATCACCCCGTTAGCCGGGAAACCGTGTGCGTTATCTACTAGAATGTATCTAGTCGAGCGAGTCAAGAATGAGTTTAGCGTCGTGATCGGGAACCCGGGCTGACCGGTTACTGATAGCCCGAAATTCTGGAACCACTGCGAGTAAGCATTTGTTTGCCAGATCGGATCCTGTGCATTATACTCGTAAATTCCGCTAGTGTCAATCGTGTATACCAACTGAGGTGAGATAAACTGCTGGTCAGTTGAATTGTATGCCGCCGGTACGTCAAAGTCTGTAACGTCACCTTCAAAAACATCTGTCTTAGTGTATTTGAATAAGAAGTCTTTAATTACAACATGATATGGCTTTGTTTCATTGACATAGCCAGATAAGAATGTTTGATCGTCTGTCTTATAGACTTCGTAAGGAAGCAACTCTCGGATAACGTGTGAAACGTCAGCGAGTGAAGTCTTGTTTAACCAAGGTAAGTAATTCTGAGACTCGATTGTTTCAGCCTGAATGTATTCAAACAGCAGAATCAAACTCTTGTTTCGGTGAATTAACAAGTCGCTGACATAAATCTGTTCGTTCAATGCACGAATGATGCTACGGGTTTCTTCACTAGGGTACAAGTCAAACGAATTAGTATCAAAGAAGTTGCCATCCCATCCTAACATGCCTGCTGCATAGTTCCACAGGTCATTCTTGAACTGCAACGTTCCGTTTTGTAGACCGATTCTATTCCAAACCCCAGCAGTAGTTTGAATATAGACTTCCCATCTACCTGATATATTTTGCACTACTCTCGCAACAGTGCCAACTGCAACGTTCAGTGTAGACAATTCAGCAAACACTGAAACTTGTACAGAAGGTTTAACACCGCTGTTATATCCAGGGGCCCACCAATCTACATAACTCCAGTAGTCAGGGGTATTGTAAAATTCACCAGTAGTGAACAAGAACGAAAGTTCTTCTCTCAATTCAAAGATAGGATAGTTGATTATAATATCATTCGCATAAGTCAAGTAGTTTTTGATTGCTTCAAGTCGTTCGTAGAAGAAACTCTGACTTGGACGTACCAGTACACCTGACTGAACTGCTGCTGGTAAGAATGGGTCAGGGACAACAGTTCCTGAAGGAGTGCATCCTGCAAGAGAGTCGAGCAGCTTAGCGTATAGAGAATACGGTGCGCCGTAGATGTATTGCTGTCCAATATCACCGTGTATGCCACCTTCAACATGAGTAGCGTTTATGTTAGGGGAGCCGGGCAAGAAGTCATCTTGGAAATTTGCTCTAATGAGCGAGTACTCATTATGAATCGTATCTTCAGACTGGCTGTTAGAGAACCCAACATGAAACACGCTGTCGTCAGCGTTGATGTAAGCACCTGAATTGTAAATACCAAATGTGTTTGGCAACAACGGAGCCATGTAAGAAATACCAGATGCGCGTGGGTTAGCGATATACGATTGCACAACCGAATCAGATAATGTCTTGCCGGTCTGGCTGAAAATTACATTAGTGTTTCGTACCCAGAAGTAATATATTGGAACGACAACGTTTGATGAATTAATCACGTTGTTGACTACATACTGATTGACATCGTACGGTACGCCCGGACCCTGATAGTTCTGTGGAGGAATGAAGCTACTGATCCAGCTGTATACCGCAACATCTGACCCAGGGAATACTTCACCCCAGTAGCTACTGTTATATACAACGTCATTTTGATGATAGTTTACCCATCTTACGTTTGATGTGTCGAACCACAGTCTACCGACATGTGCTCCGCCCCATACAGGACCCGATTCGGTGTTGTAACTTACGTTGTATGTTGCAGGGTCTACACCTGTCACGAAATCAAGATTTTCTCGTGCTGCACCAAGAATTTTGTTTTGCAGAGGATCGATGTAATCAAGATTTACTAGTGTTTCATTGGTGATTGCACCAAACAACTGCGTGTTCTGAATTCGGTTGATGTCAACTACGGCTGAACTCTGTCTGTACACTGCCCAGTCATTTACGCCAGATGCATTAAAGTAGACGATAGCTTCACCGCCGATTGTAGTTGGCTGGAAGTTTGGCGAGCCAACAATCACTGCGTTTGAATTAAAGTCTAGTGCTGCACCATATTGAGGGTTAAAGCCGTAATCAGTATTGATGTCGTTGACGCTCTGTGCGTATGTCCAAGAACCGGGCGATGACACGCTTTCGTTGTTATTTGAGAGGTACTCAAACATATAGACTGCACCGGCGTTTGGATACGAGTCAACAAATCTTGTTGCATTATTGTCAAACACGGTGTCATTGTTTAGATTTTCATCATCGGTGAAGTCAAAGAAAGTACCTGTATAACGAGTACCGACCGGAGCAGAGACCACGATGCTGTTAGTATGATTAGCTTTTACATTGTAGCCAAACTCAGTTGGTCCAAACCCATACGGACACTTGATAGTTTGAGTGTTAGTGTAAAGCTGGATACCCAATTCGTTCAAGACACTGTTATTAAACACAGACAATACTAGCTTGTCATCGACCCCTGCTAGATTATTGTCGACCAGCTGGATAATGATCTTGTTGTCTGCTGTTGCAATTGCTCTTACGTTCGTGATTCTAGAATTGTTAATTGCATTCGCTACGGTAGTTGCATTACCTGCAGGCAAGAATGCTGCATATCCGTTGATCAAGAGAGTTCGTGTACCAAGAAGATTGCAAGGTGAAGTACCAATTACTACACCATACTTAGCGCCGCCGTTGATATAACTGTAAACCGCGCCTTCTCTACCTTCAGTGTCAATCTCGTACGGAGAACCAACAAGAACGTCGGAACCGTATCTAGTAGTTTCCACAGATGTGCCATAATAGATATCGCTTCTTTCAGTGTAGTCAGAGTTCACTTCTTGTACCATGAAGAATTCATTGCCGCTCACATTTACTATATCACCTACTCGCAGAGCACCGGTATAATAGAACGTGTTCTCACCTACTGCATAGTTGTCGTCTTGAACAACAGTGCCGTTGACTGAAACATATAGCTGACTGTCCTGCGGATACATTGTGCAGGATACTGTACTGTTGGTTAGGGTAATCGGAGTATTAGTAGAACGTGAATTCTTCAATGCGATAGTGCTTCCGACAATATCTTGAATGTAGTAAGTAATGTAAGGACTAATGCCGCTAGTACTGAAGCCGGTGCCAGTAAACATGACTGGCATGCCTTCATATAACCCAGAAGCACTGTTGACTGTCAAATAGTTACTAGTTACAGAAACTGAAGAAAGAACCTGTTTAGTATCTGTAGGAGTCCACGCTAGCTGGAATGTTTGTGGCTGATAAAGGATGCTAGTAGATTGTGTTTCAAAATTCTGTTCTGCTCTTTGGTAAATATAAGCTGCTCCCCAATTGTCAATTGATGAGTTTAAGATAACCTTAGGTGCACCGACAGTAAGCACACTACCGTCATAGTTTGTTGCAACTGATTGACCAAATGCACTAGCTGAAGTAAGTCCCAGAGCAGTGCAGTCGATAGTAGTAGCGAGCTTGTATGTTGTCTGAGTAGCTGTCCCGAATACGACTCCGCCGGAAAGTAATGCACTTCCGCTGTTCGATGCGATAAATGAAATTCCTACTTTGTTGTCGATTGCTCCGGCAGCTACCCAATCCGTATCGCCTAATGTAGTGATAGTATAAGTTTCACCTACTGTGAGGTAGCCGGCGTTGATTAGGATGTTATCTCTGCGATAAACTGAGACGACCCCTGAATCAGGAATACCGAGATACATCCAGTTGGCGTCATCAGACATTGCGATGTCATTTACTGAGCCAGAAATGGGCGGCTGATATTCCAACATGTATTTTGAAACAATGCTATCATTGATCACATAGACATAAGTTTTGTTTGTACCTGATGTAGGATCATTTGCAGCGATAGCGTAAACGTTCTGTGCATATGCGATAGATGACCCAAACCCTGAACTTACAGCAGGACTGTATGGAGTTACAGTCTGATATAGTTGTGAGGTATTGCTCATCGGATCATACGAATATCTATAGACTACGTTACTTCCAGCATCTCCAATCAAGTACCCTGCTTGATCAGTGTATGCAACAGCAGAACCGTAGGTAGACGATTGCGGAATCTGGAATTGTGCTTCGTATTGATAATTGATGCTCTTGCGATAAACTGCCCAACCACCGTCGTTATTCTCATCAACCCAAACCGTATTTTTAATGAATTCGTTTTCAGTTAGGTCTAGTGCTTCGATTTCACTAGGGGTTGCTACACGCTGAGATTCAAACGCAAATCCTAATCCTCTACCTTGTACAGAAGATTGATTTGCCCCAACAACAGAAAGATTGATGATGACTTCATTCATATTAACAATATCTGTTACGATGTAGTACCCGTCGATGTTTGCGGCAAAATTGATGATTGCCATAGGATCTAGTCTTTGTAGTTCGTGCGGTGCACTGAACGTAACGGTAGCAGTTTGATTTTGATTATTTCTAACTTGAGTTACTTGTCCGATGGTTTTCCATCTAAAGACGCCCCACTTCTCTTTGAAGTTTGCCATCCAAAGATACTCACCTACATAGAAATTCTGAATAGGAATGATCGTGCCGTTGATGTTAGTTGCTGTCGGCAACCCTGCATAGAAATATGTTGACATCTTAACGTCATTGAAGTTGACGTAACCTGCGCTTGGGTATAGACCTTGAGTCGCATATGGCGTAGTCGTGCTAAGAATATTAGGTGAGCTAATTGCAGTACCGTAGTTGAACAGGTTAGAAAGAGGAATTTCTTGCATTGCCCCTTCGGTGCTTTCACCGTTAGTCAAACTGACGATAGCAGGATCGCCGGTCATGCTCGTTTGGTTGATTCTGAATTCTACGAAGTTTTCATTTAGTACTCCGCCGTACTCACCGGACTTGATCGCCCAATTTTCATAGATGTCGTATTGAATTCCACCTTGAGGAAGATTAGCACCTTTAAATGCACTTAGTGCGTTAAGAGTACCTTTGTTCTTGATTAGATTCTTGTATACTTGAACCTGAGCAGTACTAGTCAAGTCAATGAGTGCGAGATAATCTCTTGGTCTATACCCAATCAAAGAGAATGCAAGTAAGTCTGCATCCTTTTCTAGATTAGCCTTTTCTGCGTTGTAATAAAGAGTGCTTTCATATGCTCGGGTGCTTGGGTTAGCAAACATTCCCTGCTGAATATCACTATAATTTATGCGCTTCCATTTAGTCTCGTCAAACACGTTAGATGGTTCAATGATCGTCAATGAAGTCCAATACTTATTCTTGTATCTTACGATTTCATTCTTGGTATACTTTATAAAGGAATTGAATTCTTGGATGTCTGATTGATTAACGATGAATCCCCAAGCATTGACCGTGCCGTTCCATTCAGCAGTCTTTTGACCGCGAACGTAGATTCTATTTTGGCGCAACCCAGTGGTCAAGTTGTAGATGATATCGTTAAACAGTGTCGTGTTATCGAACACGATGCCGTGTTCAAAGTTACTAAAGTTGAACTGAGCATATGCCATTGTATCGCCGCTGTTAAGCGTATGCATGTGGAACAGTGTATCGTCGCGGTTAACACAAAGATCATTCAGTCTGATCGGATACAAGTTCTGATTTAGAACAAAGTTCTGCTGCTGGATCGTTAATGGTTGAACGAGCGCACTAGGCTGATTCACATCTAATGTTGTTGCCGCAGGATTTAGCGTGATGACACTGCCATTTGACCATCCTGTTTGTATCCAGTACAGGAATTCATAGACCATTTGTGTCCAAGTAATAGGAATGCCATTCTGAACATCATTAAACATCATGCCTTTTGATTCTAGGTATTTACCATACGATAGCAAGAATTGAGCAACGTCCTGCGGTGTATAAAACTTAGTGCCATACGGAACGAAAGATATATCAGTAGTATAATTTACAGCAACCTGCACTGTTTGTTTTTCAAGAGAAAGGGTAGTAAAATTGCCATTAAAAGCCGGATCTAATATTTCAAAGTAAGCTATGTTCTGTGAGTTACCGTATACTGTCCAATAATCTTGGTTCTGTTGAATGATAACACCGCTGAACAACAGCCGATCAAACGGTTGATTGTCATACAGCAATATTGAGTAGCTTTCGTCTGGAATTAGTAACGAAGCATTAGTGCTAGACGGTGTTGGCTTTTCCACATAAAATTGCAGCATAGACTTGTCGCTGTAGCCGGCGAGACGATATACCAGTCTAACGTCTAGGTTATCTAGTGTTGTGGTAATCTCAGTAGTCGCATCAATGCCTTGTTGCTTCTCATAGTCAACAATCCAGTTGATGTAACTAGTCTTTGGAGTGCCATTGCCGTAAACTTCTATATTGCTAGGTACAAGATGGCTTCTGTCATTGAACAGGTACTGATTAAATTCTGCATTGTACTTGTAGTTGTCTAGGTCTACGCAAAGATTGTAGAACTCGGCTGGACGAGTTAACGCAAAAATTCTCGCTAAGTCAAACGGGAAAGTCGAGCTACGGCGATAGCTTAACTCAGCAGGACCGTCATCTCCTACAACCCAATCTTTATTAAAAGTGCTTGGGTTGTAGTTACTGACTATTACTTTGAATGGTGACAGCAAGTCACCGTTCGAATTTACAGGAATGATTGTAGTTAGGCCCGGGCGAGCTACTAGAGGATTGATGTAGGGGGCGCCATTGTTCCAGATCAAGCCTTGCTCTAGATCATCCCAAAGAATGCCGTTGTCACTAGTGTAGGGTGCAGGACCGTAACGAGCAGTCCACCAAGTCGGCATGATAGTGAAGCCAAGCATTTCCCAGGGAGTAGTGTCTGGAGTAGTAGTGTCGTAGTAATACTCATACACCCCTCTCCAATAACCCTGAAGGATAGGACTGTTGTCTAGTTTACTTGTAGAATTTGTATAGTTGTAAGTAAATTCATTTACTCTTGAGAAGTACTGAGTCTTATAGTCAATACGATTTTGCCCAATCCAGTTTAAGAACTGTGTTGAGTAAATTCTTAAGAATTCATCCCATGAATAAGTAGGGTCTCTAAAGAAGCCCGGTACAACTTCATATCGTGTGATAGGTGTTTCAGTACTTAATTTGAGATTGTTATAAACTCTCTTTTCGAATTCTAGCAATGCTTGGTCTCTGAAGTCAACAAGGATGTCAGCTTGAGGAATATAATCACCGTACAACTTAGTATACGACCCATCATGCCCAAGAATGAAATACGTTGGAATCAAATAGTTAGAGTCGAGGATTACTTGAGGAATATACTTAGGATAGATTCCTAACTTAGTTGGGGTGTTAGGAACATATGACCCGTAAGTCTGATTATATTCTCTGATAGTTACTATATCTCCATCTTGCATTGGGATAGTGATAGTAAGTGTAGGTGAATCCGTGCTAACCACATACTCTGTACCAATAAGCAGTTGCTTTTCAACAATGATATTGTCAACCGCACGACTTATGTATACGAGAACACCATTATAGTTTGCAGTCTCAAAGTTGTACACATGACTTAGTGGATATTGTGATCTATCTAAATCGTTGTTGAATATGTAGGAGTTGCTAATGTACGAAGACTTGTTTGGCAACATGTCTGACCAGAAGAACGCATTGATTTCACTCTTCGCCGCAGTGATTTGATCTAATGCTTCATCTAGAATTTCTGCTGGAGTATAACGCTGCTCGTAAGGGGTCTTCTGAACTGTATCTACCAACAGTTGCTTGTACTTGACATATTCACGAGAGTTGAATTGCAACGCATTAAACAGATTGTACTGCGGATTACGTAGGAATGTTCCTGGTAGCACGAGTGATGCACTATTTTGAATGATCTTGGTGCCGTATGGATTTAGGTTACCGCAGTCTCTAAAGTTATTTGAACCAAAGATTGTTCCTGTTGTATTAGGCGCATTGATGAAAATATCTTGATACTGTGTTCTAATGTCACCGGTATTTACAGTAGTTATGTCTGTATTGAGTGGGTTGTTGCTCAAGTTGAGAGGAACTTGATAGTATCCAACCTTGCTGACTTGATCACTTAGCAATAGTACCTGCACTAGTGTGTTTTCATCGATTTGGGTGAACAATTGTATTGTTGTCGTGTTGGTTCCGATCTCTACCGAGTAATCAGAAGGTTCTTGATATACGTTATTGATGTATACCTTAACTCTTGGCCAACCCGTCTCATCTGGTTGAAGTGCCGGCAGTGCTGCGATGTCGCATTTAAAGATATATGCTGGTGCAGTCAGTGAGAAATCAAAATTGAAGATTTGATATTGCTGGCTAGGTGCAATCGCGGTTTCCCAACCTAACAATCTAGTGTATGAAACATCAGACGTTATATTGTAAACATACCCAGTGTTAACTTTTTGATTGAATGGGTTACCGCCATAGACGTACGAGAATGTGTCAGAGTTCAGAGAGACATCAAAACTAACGTCACCTAGGTTAGATACGGAACTGTAACGAATTGGGAAGCCCAACACCGGATCTTTTGCGCCTGACCCTAATGTGTAGTTGAATAATTTACAACCTGTAAAGGTCGTACTTGGGTATACAACAGGATCACTGAAGCTGATACCGTTTCCATCTAAAATGTCGAATTCAGGAGCTTGGTTTAATTGTGTCTTCTGCTGTGACTGCATCCAGTCGATGCCGTCGAACCAATAACTCAGCCCTGCGTTTGCGAAGCCGCGTGTCACTACAGTTTGTGTATCGGGAGCTACTATCCCGTCTTCAGCCACGATAAGAGTTATTACCGGCTGCGTTGACGGTGCGACAACCGAAAAGTTAGAAACATAAATCTTGTTTCTTACATTCACATCATTGTCAGCAGCAAAGATTACACGAGCGCCAGGGAATAAACTATAGTTATTAACAGTAGTATCGCTAGCAACAAGCGTAGTGGTACCGCCCGTAACCGCAATAGCAACTGGCCAAGTTACCACTAATGTGTAGTTTGTTCCATCAGAGGATAAACTATTGATTTGGCTGTTTGTTGGTAGATAATTCTTTTGATCTCCGACAAACATATATTGCGCCAGTGTTCCGGTAATACTACTGACTGGAACAGTAACAGTAGTTGAAACTTGATATGCAGTGCCGGTGCCTGTTCCGGGACTTACACAGAGAACAACATTACCTACTGCATAAGTAACACCGGTAGTTCCGGCAACAGTATTCCAATTGGTAGTACCTAATACTGCAATTTCGTAATATCTTCCGGCTACAAAACTCTCATCGTTGATTGGAGACCCAGATACACTGGTTACTGTTGCAGCGTTTGTAGTTGAGTAAACTTCAATGTCTGGGTAATATGCTAGTGACCCAGGAACAGTTGACAATGCGTCGGTGTTAGTGGTATCAATGAAGTCTACTGGATCTTTACCTACTGCACCAGAATTGAATAGCTTTAAGTTTGGGTAGAACTCAATGATAGGTCTTGCAGCTTTGTGAGAAATATTTGCATATGTTGTCACAATAGTAGGATCATCGTTGTATGTTGCAGTCGCAGTAATTACATCGATGTGGAACCAGCGGTTACTTCTTGCCCATGCATTCTTGTTAATTGAGTTACGTGCAATGGTAATATAGTCAGCTTGAACAGGAATATCAAGGCTAATATCCCAATTACCGATATCCCAGTCTAAGATATCCCATGCGTTATATTCACCTTCACTGAAATCTTCCGGTACTACGAGTGTTTCGACAGGTACTAGATCAATTGAGGTTCCTACGCCCTGGACGTAGTATTCTCCGGTAAGATAGCTTGTGGGGATAACGTCACCGTTAAAACTTACTTTCAACCCATTAGTAAACACAACCCCGTTAGGAGATGTATAGTTTGTGCGACCTAGAATTTGTGTATCGACATTGATAGTATTATTCAAGTTATCTTCGATGAGACGAATAATACCTACTTTATTTGGATTGGTTCCGTCTTGATAGTAGAGAACGTCGAGCGGTGCGCTGATATACGGAATCAGTTCTAGGTTGTTCGAATCGTTAAGATAGAAAGGTCTATTATTCCATTCCGTGCCGTAAACGGGCAAGATGCGAGTGTCTGACGGAATTGCTCCGTCTGGAATCAATCTTATGATTGGGTCGTTTGGGTCTCCGATATATGTAACTACAAAGAAGGTGTTTCCTACATTTACATTAAACCCATCTTCATACAGACCCTGATTGACGTTGACTGTCATTGTACCCGAAGCCGCAGTCAACGTGATTGGGTCCCCGTTCAATGCAGTTGAAATAGTGAATGACGTTGAGTTCGGAATACTTTGAATGAAGTAAACTTGTCCTATGTTAATACCACCAAAGCTGGCTCCAGTGAATGTTAATGTGCCGCCCACAATCAATCCGCTTGTGCTACCTGAAGCTAAAGTAAATGCGCTAGGGTCGCAACTATCAACAGTGAGTGTGATAGGTGCAACTAAATCAGGAGCATTGGTATCGTATTCGACTTCATCAAAGTAAGAAGAAATATATGCAATTGGTTGCGGGGTGTTATAGAAAGCAACACGCAATCCTAACAAAGATGTGATTCCGTCGATTCCCTCGAAAGAGTTTACGAATTGACCGTTGATGTCATCAAAGGAGCTAGTGCTAATCACATCAGTGTTAACTGTAGTGGGGAAGATATATTCGTCTTGTGCGTTACGTTGCGGAACTTCAAAAGTAACAAGACCCGAAGTGGCGCCGTTATTGGTTACACCGTATACGTCGCGCACTGATTGATTTGGCTGGGTTGGGCTATTTCCAGAAACGCCCGGAGCACCCTGAATCCAAAACGGGGAGGTCTGGTCTACTTCAAAAGTATACGTGCCGCCTCTCAATAATGTGATTGCAGGATTAGTATTTGATCTGGTAGAACCTTCTCTAACGATACTATACGTGTTAGTGTTGTCCGTAACAACAAATGCTTCTCTTGAGAATACAGTCGATGCTGCAACCTGAACAGAAGGAGGCCCTTCCGGTAACCAATAATACTGATTGAAGTTGATTAGGGCGTCTAGATTAGTGAACGAATCCCAGGAATAGAATTGACTTGTAAACAATCTGTCATTGTTTTCAGTTATTCCACCTTCCATCTTGAGAGCATCGATGATTCCAGGATAAGTGATGAAATCTGTAGCAGCAGATTCGTTTGGTTTAGTAAAGACAACACTAGGATCTAGCTGATAGTCTGCGCGAGTTTTAGTAGGTTCAGTGACGTATGCATCTGTTGCATTGACACCGGTTCCAAATGTACTACCAACATAGCCCTGGATGTTTGCTACACTCGGTGGATTTACGAGTTGATCCAGGGTTGCTGCCAAAAACTGTGCGTTGGGAGGGGTTTGAAAAACCTCTGGAAGAAAATTAAGTGTTCTTACTCTAGCCATCTATATATTTATCTTTATGCAACTTGGAGTTCTGCGGGTGTCAACGCCGCCACAACTACGATATCATTTGGTGTAGCTGCGTTTGCGAAAATTTCGTACGGTAAACATTTGATTTCATACAAGTCCCCGAATGGTTTTTGCGGGTCATTGGGAACAAGAACAGCCGAGCTAATTAAATCGCCGCACTCTGCGTGAAGATACGCACTTAGTTCTGAGAAGTAGAATGTGTCCCCAAAGTCCCAGTTATTGACATTGAAATATTCGTTCATCGCGGTTAATACAGCACTTCTGATCTCACTGTTGCTTGCATTTGTGCTGCTTGCCTTGATGACCTTAATAGTACCCTGTAATGCAGACGCAGCTTTAGGACCAAAGAGAGGCTTGAACACGACACTATTTAGAATCACCGAATCTGACAACATTTTATAATCTTGAAGCTGACCGTAGTTTTGACCAAGTTCAGTCATCGTTGGGCTTTCCGGAAGAGGAATAGTTCCGGTGGTGTCTTGAATATAATTTTGATAGGCAGTATAATACGATTGAGTCACTACATACATATCAATGATGTTTGTAGTTGCAGGATCAATTCTGTTCGTATTATTGGAATTGTGTCTATATTGGAAGGACATTCCTTGACGACCTGGCATCATAGAATACTGTGGTTGCAACGTCATGATATAAAAAGGAGTAAGAACAGTAAGGTCTTGCACCGATGCATAGAATCTATCTTCACCGAATGCATAAAAAACTTGTCCCAAAGGATAGTCATACTTCACTACTTCAATTTGATTGAGTGTTGAATATGCATACACGATGTCAGATGACGGAATAACATACTGCCTCGACAAATTGAATGGATCTATCACTGTTTCGAAGAACGTATAGATTCCTACATTAGTTCCTAGAGTGACATATCCAGTGATCTCATTAAAGAAGTCTGGGTTTGCGATCAATTGACGATTGTTAACGTCGGTGGCTGCAACTTCTACTTCAAAGTCGTTGATGTACCCGTCACTCTGTGTAGTCTGACCGACAACATTTATTTTGTAGTCTCTACCTAATGCTTGCGTTGAGTTGGGATTAGGTTGAGGGTTTACTGAAAGAACGTTAACAAAATCTTGAATGACTTTTCCTGAGAAAGGATCGTAAACGATCTCGTCTCTGTTAAAAGTGAACCTAGTGTCGGCTACTGATCCAAAGTAGTATGCTAATGAACGGTAAGTGATTGTGTAGGCATTAGTTCCGGTGCACACAAACTTGACAAAATAATTTTCTCTGTCAGCCCTAGCGACAGACCAGCGTTGTTGATTGATCAACAGTGAATTGTCAAATAGCAGAGTGAAGTCCTGTTGTAGTTCCATTCTCAACGCACATTCTTGTATAACCTCAGCAGGAATAGAATTATCAAATACAGGAATTACTTGCGCTAGAATCGCATCATTGGGCAAATATCCACTAATCTTGATAGGCCCTGTTCCGTTGGCGAAGCTACCTTGATTATTGTTACTACCATCACCTGCAACATTCAATATAGTAGTCCAAATGTAGCTAGAGTCACCCGGACCCGGAATACCAGATTGCAATCTGTTATTGGCATCAAAATAAAATCCAGATGGTGCAACGAACTTACACAAGGCGCCGGTAGTGACATACTTTAGATTAGTGGATGCAAAAGTCCCTACAGACTGTGGTGTTTCGAGCGCACCTAGCACGTTATAAAAATAACCTGACTCAGTACTAGTGTCTACTGTACTAGTCTTCCAATAGATGACCTGTGATGCAGGTGTAGTCGCTGGATTTGTTACAGTATATCTAGGATAGTTCTGAATGTAATACTGATTAGCCCTGTTCAACGCTAGCACTGAAGCTAGGGTATTAGTAAAGAACGAAATGATTTCGCTGCTATTATTGATTGTTAGAGTTAAGAACCCCTCTGCATCACTTTGGAACAATGCCCCATCGCTTCCAAAAGAATTGGTGCTTGAGTACTTGCCGGTAGGGTCAAGTAAATCTAAGTTCTTTGATACACCGATAGAAGAACGGTTAATTGCCTTAGACTTAATGATCGAGCTATACAGCGTATATGGGAAATTGTTATAGTCTTCACCGTTAACCATTCTGTTTTGGGTGTAGTAACGTGTTGGTGCTCGTTGCTTAATGTCTTGTAAAGACTCACGTGCCTGTGCATTGGAAACTGTTAATGTGAGGGTCAGGCCAGCAGTGAGAGTTTGCGGTCTGCCTGTTCTATCAAGATAGGTGAACGATATAGTAACACCGTTCATCTCGTTTGGGTCGATGGTGTATGTTAGCGCGTTTCCTGCGCGAACATATGCTCTGAAATTTCCTAGAGGAATTTCAGAGAAGACGCCATCGCCGAAAATATAAGACACCGTATCATTGAAGCCTGAGTTTACTGAGAAGATTTTTCTTCCTGAAGTTTCAGTTTGCAGATACGCATTAGCATAGATGTTGGCAACCTGAGTCCAAAGGGTTCTTGTGTTGTTGCTATTGATCTGATACAACCAAGTGTCTGTGTTGTTGACACCTTCGATATTGCCGATACCGATATTTTGATTTGAAATTTGTTGTTGAAGTGAGAAATCGTAATTCTGCAACTGACCTTGCTTGAAGTAGAAGAAGAATCCAGTTTCAGGGGATCCAAATCCTAACTTGTCATTACGATACAACATGTTGAATCTGCCAGACGGAGCCGGGGGAATTTCATACACATAGTCTTCACCAATAGTAGATGTACTTACTAGTTCAAAGTTCATGTTCATGCCGTTAATGACAGATGTGAAGGGGATGATTGGCAAAGATGTAGTAGGAATCTGTAATGCGTATTCGCTAGTCGTGACTCCTAGAACATCAGTCGTGTTGCCCGGTCTGCCGATTCTCTGTGTGTTGATCAGAGCAGCATTCCAAATGGTATTCATCTGTTCTAGCCAATTAGGGTTAGCAGGATCGTTCCAAAGAACGGTCTGATTACCTAAATTCATACCGTTAATATCAGTGATGTTCTGAGTAGTCTGAAGACTAGTAACCTTTAGGTAGCCTTGACCAGCTAGGTTGCGCTTTGGAGTGTAAGAGACAAGATTAGCTAGCTTGATAACAGAGTCACGGCGTTCAGCAGTATCAATAAAATTTTCACGGGCATTTAGATCATCACGGAACGCAAGACCCTGTCCCATGAACGCAATAACGTCCAACAATGCGATAAATTCTGAGGATTCAGTGTAGTCGTTGAAAGTTTCTGGATAGTATAGGCGTAGGTAATCAATGAAAGACTTACGTAAGGTTTCATAATCATAGCTCTGAAAGTCAGCTTGATTGTATGTTTGATATAGGGTCTTCCAGTCATTAAGACCGAAGAGTGCTGATTGCCTGGAACTTGATGCCATAGTTATACTCTCTTGATATGAATATATTTATCATTATCAAAAAAGTGTATTTTGATTATACCGGAGAAGCAACCGTAGTTTCTTGGTTAAAGAAAATGTTCAACACCGCTGGGTTGTTAAAAGGAACGATAGAACATTGGATTTCTATCAGCATACCATGCTCTTGTGGGAAGGCTTTAACAAAGTTGAGAGCAAGTCTAGGATCCTGTGATGCGACCCGACGAAGTTCATTTTCTAGCTGAAATTGTACATCTGCTGTATTTGGTTCAAACAAGAAAGACCAAAGCGATGTTCCTAATTGCGGTTGACCAACTTTGCTTCCAAGCGGGATGTTTAGCGCATTCAAGAAATCTCTGATCACAAGTTGTTCGTCAGTTAAAGTGAATTTTTTACCAGGAATTAATGAGCTACCAATTCTTCCGTATCCTGTGGGGATACCGTAGCCATTAATGTTGAGACCGTTAATGCTAACAGACTGGTTCATTGAACTATTAAGTTGCATGTTTGTGCTTCTCGGTAAGCAAGCGTTTTGTGTACTGAATCCGATGTATTGTGGCATAGGTTATCCTCCTCTATTTAAACGCGCCCTGGCTCGTTCCAGTGCGACTTCTGTTTCCTCGCGCCGGCGATCAAGGAGAGCGAATTCGGCGTCTCTATTTGCTCCTCGTGCTGCCCATGCCCTATCAGATGCAGCCCTATATTCTGCGCTGTATATAAAGTCACGATATTTCTGATACGATTCAGCGATCTTGGGGTCTCCCGGTGGCAATGTTCTATCAAGTCTCTTGTATTCGTCAAGCAAAACTTTGGCTTCCTGCTCTAAGCTGACAAAGGCTGCACGGGCTGCACGGGCTTCTGCTCGTGTTGTTTGAATACGGTCCTCAAGCGTGGCTATAGTAGTATCTGGAATTGAGCCAACTAAGTTAGGAGTTGGAATACCCGGATCACCCAACGTAGCATTAATCTGACTAGTAATAGCTGTTCTGTCCGTTGTATTAAATCCTACAGAAGGAAGTGCGATTGC